TCAGAAGAAGAATATTGGGCTTCTGATAGTGATTTTACAGTAAGGCATAATAAAGAAGAAGAATAAATGTATAAACACGAGGTTGTTAAGAGCTTGGATTTTGTAATATATGGATGTAGCTCTTGGGGTTGTATTGCTTCAGTTTTAGACCACTTTTCCGCACTAATCTCGATTGGCATTGCTTTTATTGCATTGATAATATCGACTATCTATAAACACCTTAATTATCGTAATGAGAAAAAGAGGTTGAAAATTTTAGATGAAAGCTAAGTTACTTGTTAGACAACACGATAAGCATGGTGCTGGTTATTATGGCGCACCACGAGGCAATAGACTGCACAAAGGAATTGATTATGCTTGCCCGGTTGGGCTTCATATATTACCTATCAAGTCAGGCTTAGTAACTAAAATTGGCTATCCTTATGGCGATGATCAAAGTTTCAGATATGTTCAAATTTCATCTGATGGTTTCGATTATCGTTATTTCTACTTAGAACCTTTAGTTAAGGTCGATGAATATGCCGAGACAGATACACCTATCGGAACTGTCCAGGATTTAACAAAACGATATGAAGGCATCACACCGCATTGCCATTTGGAAGTAAAAAAATATGGGCAATTTATTAATCCAGAAGAAATAGAATGAAATGGATAATTGTACTTATTATTTACTTTTACAATTCATCTGGAAGGGTTGATATAAAGCCAACTGGTTTGGAGTTTGAAACAGCAATAGAATGTCAGGAACACAGATTAAGTGAAGGATTCAGAGCAAGGTTAAGAGTTGAATATAAAGGTAAAAATGTAAGCTACATTAGACCGATGTGTAAACCAATCGAAAGAAACGAAGTATATGCTTTGGGTAGCGTTGGTATATGTAGCCAAGCTCCCTGTCTTTGGAAATAGGAGATTAAAATGTTAAACGTAATTGCACCATTAGCTAATACACTTATAAAACGACTATTTCCTGATAAAGAGAAACAGCAAGAAGCACAGCTTGAGTTTCAATCAATGATTGCTGATGGATCATTTAAAGAGTTTGAAAAACAGGCTGACATCATAATTGCAGAGGCACAAAGCAAGTCGTGGCTAACGTCAAACTGGCGACCTTGCATTATGCTTTTGTTTGGAATAATTATCGCTAACAACTACATCATCTACCCATATCTTTCGTTGTTTATGGACAACGCACCAATGCTTGAAATACCGCCTGATATGTGGGATTTATTGAAAATAGGTCTTGGTGGATATGTAGTAGGCCGAAGCGCAGAAAAAGCCGTTACAGTTTGGAAAAAATGAAAGAATTTACTGATTTAGTATCAGAAGGAGCAGAACGAATGTGGGATAAATTAAAAATGTGGGTAGCAGACTTCAATGACATAATTGAAGCATTGCCAGCCATTATAAAATACGCTGCATGGTTTGTAGTTGGGTATCTGACCTGTTTTATATTCTAAAAATAATAATGAGGCAGCCCTATGGCCTTTACCAAAGAACCAGATTATGCCGGGTTATTACCCTATTGCATAACTGAAAAAGAAACGGCCTATATCAAGACTCTCTCTGAAGGGAAGTCTCAAGCAGAAACTGCTCTTAAACAAGATGTAGCTAGATCGACAATAGCCGATACGATCTACCGGGTACGTCTACGCAAAAAGAAACAACAATGCGGTCAATCTACACTTTATAGTGGTGAAACTGGTACTGAAACATCGGTCTGGATTAAAGGTCAAGCTCAAAAAGGACAAAGAAGTCTCCAAGAAGTTATCGATGATACTGTTTCAGCGTTTAATGAAAAAGTTAAAGTCAGGTCTGTCAGCACTAAAGCGCCTAAAGTAAAAACCAAAGACCTTTTAGCGTGTATCTGTATTGGCGATGCTCATTTAGGTATGCTTTCATGGGAAGAAAAAGCTAAAGAAGATTTCGACTTAAAAATAGGTTGTAAAGACTTAACAGATGCAGCTAACAGGATTATCGAAGCAATCCCGGCAACAGAAGAAATATTAATCGTACAGCTTGGCGATTTCTACCACATAGACGACTCGTTAAATCAAACACCAGCCAACAAAAACCCTCTCGATGCAGATTCCAGATTCTCAAAAATTATTCAATCTGGCATTTACGTTTTAAGACATTTCATTGAAAAAGCACTCACCAAACACAAAATAGTAAGAGTTAGAAATGTCGCTGGCAATCACGATCCTCATTCCCACGTTGCATTAAGCTGTGCTTTAGCTACATTTTACGAATCAAACAAACGAGTTATTATCGAAGATTCTCCCAGAGCTATGTACTACTATCGGTTTGGTAAAAATCTAATCGGTATCACACATGGTCATATGCCAAAGCCAGATAAGCTCCCATCCGTTATGGCCGTAGACTGTCTTGAATGGGCAGAATGTGAGTTTAAATATTGTTGGCATGGTCATATACATACCAAGCGTAGTTTTGAGGCAATGAATGTAATTGTTGAGAGCTTTCGGACACTCGCACCAGGCGATGCTTGGACTGTGGATTCAGGCTACCGAGCCGGGAGAGAAATTCAAGCCATTATTTTAGACAAAGATTTCGGTGAGGTAGAACGTCATACTGCTGGGATCAAGCGAGTCAGAAATGGTTAAAAAACCGCTAATATTGGTATTTTGGGAAGATCATACTGGCGACTCATCTTGGCAATCTGAGAGCCAAGTAGAAGCCGAAAAACCAGCCGTAGCAAAGACAGTAGGCTTTCTTATCCACGAGGACGAAAAAACCCTGAAAGTGGCTGATACGCTCTTAGATGACGGCTCAGTAGGGGGAGTAGCGTTGATTATCAAGTCTTGCATTATTGGTGAATATAAGGTGTTGAGAAAGAGCCTATAATGGTTATTTACAGCCACACAATATTACCTTATTATTGTAAATATATGATTTTATTAATGCACCTAATTGGCACGAAAACTGCATAGATAAAGGTGTAATTAACAATGAGGATAAGACTATGAAATGGGAAACACCTGATTATAGTGACATCAGATTTGGTTTTGAAGTCACTATGTATATCAACAACAAATAACAATAAGGGCTTTCATTAGCCCTTTTTATTATGAACGAACCAGTCGTTGAAACTGTAATTGGCGAACATTATCAGAAATATCTGAGCCACGAGTCTGAGGAATTAACTGAAAGACTTAACGCAAATAGCCCTCTTGAGCTAACTTACGGATCGTGGGAAGAGATGATTATAGAGTTTAATTCTATGGGTATCTCTATCGTTTTTGACAATGATCTGCCCGATTCTTGATATACCAAATTTGAAGTGCGTGGCTGAACAAATGCTTGCCCTGTTCAAGTTCTTTTTCTGAGTGAACATGAAAGTCGATTTGACCATCCTCAAGACAAACAAACACATTGGCACATTTTGCATTGCGTAATCCCAATCCTTCACGATAAGCTGATAGTTGCATTACTTGATCGTCAAAAGCCATCTTACCGGGTTTAAACTTATCCTTAGTCTGCTTTGTTTTATAATCAATGATCCAATCATCAGAGTGAAGATCAACAGAGCCACCATATAGTTCTGTGGCAAAACTTTTTTCTGTTGTAAAATCTTTTGAACTTGTTTTATCTAATATTGTCTTATAAACCTTTTCTGCTAAATGATAATTTTCATCGTCTTTTGTATTTTTATTAACATAATCTTCCATAAGTTTATGAAAATTTGTACCCGCAGAAGGTGCTAAATCCATTTCAATTTCAGTTAATCTTTTTACTTCCTCAATAAATTCATCAAGCTCAACAGAGTGTTCCAACTCATAACTCAGCACCGATTTGTCAATTTTATATGCTTGCTTTAGATGTTGATTAATTTTCCAATTTTGCAAGGCTGGCTTGCTCAATATGTTCAGCACAGTCGTTACACTAGGTACGCATAGCTCGCCTTTATCCCAAACTTTCTTAACGTCAGACATTCTAGTTGGTCTAGTTCCATCTCTGCTAGTCATTGGTACATAATGAAACGGCTCACCTTTTTCTTTATAGAAGTGCATAAGTTATCTCCTAAAATGGTATTTCTTCATCTAAATCGTCTTTCTTAGGTTCTGGTTTAGGTTCTTCTTTATTTTCTTTTGGTGTCCAATTATTTACTTCAGCATATAACTTGCCGTTTTTACTTTCTTTAACATCAACATTAATCCATTCTTTTTCAGATTGTCTTAAATAATTACCTAATTGTTTTCTGTTAATAGATATTGCTAATTTAACAAAATCTGCCTTTGATTCTTTCACATATAAACCATCTACAAATTCTTTATTTTCAGCCATATTTCTTCTCCATTCTTTTGTCGTAACCTTCAGGTGTTGCCCATTCAGGCAAGTCTCTGCCTTCTGTAATAAAATATAAATATCTTCCAATTCCCCAAGCTGAACAAGCTCTTTTGAAACTATCTGTAAACGAGCCTTTCTCGCCTTCAATATTAGTCTGCCCGGCACCGCTAGATCGCCATATCCATTCATCGTCTATTTTAATGCCAACACGACACGCTGTTAATCCTGATTCTGTAATAGCATTGTATTCACATTGCCAATCAGTACCCATAACTTCATCTAATCTATGTTGGTATTGTTGAGCGCCAAGATAGACAAGTTCTTTACCACCACCACCTTTTCGCCATTTTAGTTGGTCAACAGGGAACGGCTTTTTAAATTTATCTAAAATACTCATTGATACGCTTGCTATATATTTTTTATCTTTATCCATCTCTTCTACATGTCTCCTGTGTTCTTCATTACTCTGTTGCTCGTAAGCAGCATCATCATCTAGTAATTGTTGATCTTCAAATTTCATAATCTCTATCTCCTTTCCAAGCATCGGGATCGACACATACTCCGAATCTTCCATGTTCCTCGCAATAGGAATCAAGACAATCATCACAAAGCCATTGGCAAGTTTCTTTCGTTAAACTCAATGATTCTGTATCTTTGTTGCAACTATCGCAGATGCTCATAATTGACTCACAAAGAAAAAATCAATCGCAAAAATAATCAAACAAAAGAAAAGAAATCCACAAAAGCAATTTCTAATTACTCTATTGCGATTTCTTCTATCTCTCACGATTCTAAAATACTTTGCTTCACCTTCTATACCCGTCCATTTACTTGACATTTTTTTTCTCCTCATATTTCTTAACATTCTCTTCACAAATTTTAATTTGTTTCTGAATTTCAGCTCGTGCCACTACCAAGTTCTCTTGGATAGTGTCAATTTCTTTAAGAGCTTCAATAGCACCCTCAGATTTAACTATTAAATTATCTATTATTTCGTCTATTGATTTTGTCATGTTTGGATTATTACTTTTTGTTGCTATGTCGTCAACAACAATTTAACAACAATTTGACATATCTTCATTAACAAATTATATTTCGCACATGAACACAGAATACACGAAATTTTACAACATGATAGACGAGAAATATCCGGGTTCTGCCGATAGAAAAATAGGCGAAATGCTAGGCATATCACAGAGTTACGCTCAGATGATACGCACCGGGCAGAGAGATATTTCTAAACAAATGGCGAATAAAATTCACGAGAAATCAGGAAAACTGCTATCTCGTGAAAAATTGCTGTATGGAGATGATTGAGTCTCCCCTACTTTTTGTGGCGGTTTCGACCGCCATTTTTTTATGGCACATATAAATAGCATAACGGCATATCGAGAAGAGAGGGAACGACTTAGAGGTCGTCAAGCACTCATCTACGAGCTTCTGTCTGAAACAAATACAGCAATGACCGATAGAGAGGTTATGTCAAAATTAGGTTTTTCAGAGCCAAATGCTGTCAGACCACGAATTACCGAACTAATTAAAAGAGGATTTTTAGAGGAGTCAGGAGTCATTATCTGTGCTTTCACGAAAAAACGAGTCCGAATGGTGAGGAAGGTTTACAACGAAACGCAAGGCGACTTTTTCAATGTCTAATTCTTGGTTTCGCTTTTATCACGAATTTGCTACTGATCCTGTATCGCAATTACTCACTCACACCGAACAACGACATTACATAATAATTTTATGTCTTAAATGTAATGGTGTACTTGACCGCCAACTGTCACCAAAGAACCGGGAATCAATCATAAAAAAGGCTTTAAATATATCTGATGCCGAATTTGAACAAACCAAAAACAAGTTAATAGAAGTCGATTATATTGATGATACTTGGCAACCTGTTAAGTGGGATAAAAGGCAGTACAAAAGTGATAACTCTACTGAAAGAAGCCGTAAGTGTCGGATAAATAAAGAATCAAAAAGCGTTGCAAGGACGAATCCCTATGTCTCTGTATCTGTATCTGTTTCTGATAATATTAATAAGAAAGCATTAGAAGAATTTAAAGAGCATAGAAAGCTGATGCGAAAGCCATTATCTGGGTTAGCTCTTAAAAAGAATATCAAGGTGCTTGAAGGTTGTAGTTATGACGAGCAACAGAGAATTGTCGATCAAAGCATTGCTAGTGGCTGGCAAGGATTATTTCCGCTAAAAGATAAAAAACAATCAACTGGTAAAATTGGGAGAGCGATAGATGCCTTCAGAGACAAAACATAGCAAACTCTATAAAGTTCTTGCACAGGAAATGACAAAGATGCTTGCTAGGAATTTACGCTATGCACCAGCAGCAGACGAGCTTCCAATCGTGGTATCAGTTATGGAAGAGGATTTACGAGCGCTTGGTTATAAAGATGATGATATTGAAAGAATTGTCTATGCTATTAACCAGGTTGGCAGAGCAACTGACGATTGGCCGACAGTTAATACAATTAGAAAAAATATTTTAACAAGAGATCAATTTTCTTTCAGAACGCAACCCTACAAAATGATAGAACAAAAACCCCCCACCGAAGAAGAAAGAGCTAAAATAAAAAAGGTTATGGATAAAAACAAAAATGATATTTTGAAAAAGGAAAAGACAGTCGATAGTAAAGAGAAAGAGAAAAAACGAAGGAAAGACGAATTTATGGCAAAGCATCTTGCTAGTCCTTATGGCACAATGCCAGAGGATGAAATGTGAATGTGGAAAATGCGGATTTAACTACGATGATTTTATCGATGGCCAAGCCAGATGGTTTATTAGAAATCGCAACAGAGAAGTATCGCGCACTATTTGGTTTCAATGGAAAGAAAAGAGATCAGAACAGCACATGGAAGATTTAACAAGGCGAATCAAGGAAATTAAAAATGAGAAAAGGTAAAGAAAAAAAAAGAGCCAAAAAGAAATTAACAGAAATGCAAAAACAAAAAAAACGAGATATTAAGAAAGCAAAAAAAGAGGCTAAAAATGCTTGACCACCTTTGCCTGATTTTCATGACCGCATATTTTGGCTACGATGGCAATTATCATCCTGTTCCAGCTAATACGAAAATTATTGAAATTAGGACACGAAGATACCGGGCGATTCTTTTCAGGCACAAAGATAAATATTTTGGTAATGCCAACGGCAAGATATTTTATTCAACATTAGATAATTTTAAAGATCATTTATGTAATTTAGCAGACAAAGAAAAACTGCCAGAAATTGCGTATCGACCACGATCTGTCATTTGGGAGTAAAGTATGAAAAGTGCAGCAGAAGTAGTCCAAGAAATAACACCTTATTTACACGAATCCACCGAGTCTAAACTCTTAGGTTATGGTGAGTCTGATACAAGCGGTTGCTGGGTTAAATTTGAATTACCTGATAACGAGCTTATGACATCCTTTCGTGGCTTGAAAGGTCAACGCTTCATTATGATGCTAGTTAAAATAGAGGATGATGAAACAACTATTCCTAAAGAAGAGCGTGAGGTAGGTGGTCCACTCAGTAACCTTGCTGGGCGATGGTGCAGAGATGATGAGTTTCTGGAATGGTTTGGCGCTCAAGACGATGCTTTTGTAGAAATGACAGAGGCAGTCGCAGCAGATAAAATAAGAACCATGTGCGGTGTTAAGTCTCGTGCCGAAATAGATCATAATCCAAGTGCTAAAAGTATTTTTGATGATAAAATTAGAAGGCCATATAACGAGTACTTAAACAACGCTAATCGTGAATAAGTTTAAAGTAATTGATTTATTCTCAGGTATAGGGGGATTTAGTTTAGGGCTTGAGGAAACCGGGCATTTTGAGACAGTCGCATTTTGTGAGATTGAAAAATACCCACAGAAGATTTTAAAAAAACATTGGCCAGACGTACCAATATATGAGGATGTTAAGAATGTCACAGCAAAAAGACTTAGAGCAGATGGAATTATTACCAACGGAGACAGAATCGTTGTCACGGGCGGTTTCCCATGCCAGGACATCTCAGTCGCCGGGCATCAAAAAGGAATCACAGCCGAGCGTTCTGGACTTTGGTCAGAACTCCACAGAATTATTGGCGAGATTCGACCAGATTACGCACTCGTGGAAAATGTCTCAGCTCTCCTTTCTGGACCAGGAGAACAACCTGGAGAATGGTTTGGAAAAATTCTCGGAGACTTGGCCGAAATCGGGTTCGATGCGAGATGGTATAGCATACAAGCATCAGACATGGGCGCTCCACACAAACGAAATAGAGTCTGGATTGTGGGCTACCCCAACGACAATGGACCATCTGAATTGCGAATCACAGAAAATGAAAGAGGAAATAAAAGAGGGGAGAAGAAAACGCTCAAGCAATCTGAGAGATCAAGTAATGTGGCCGACTCCGACAGTAGGTTGTGTGGAAGGGGGGGAACAATCGGACAGAGTGGAGAGGACAAAGAACGGAGGCTATATTCTGAGAAAGAAGAACAAGCCACACATGACTTACGGAGCAAAACTATCGGATGCGATACTGTTCGAGGAAAAACAGAAGATGTGGCCAACTCCGAGAACAACAGGGGGGAGCAGACCGAATGGCAAGGGGGGCAAGGTGTTAGAGGAAGAAGTAATGATAGAAGCAGGATTGAGACAGAGAGGGAAGACATTAAAACAAATGTACCCAACTCCAATCGCAACGGACGGATCGAAATGTCCAACAGGGAGTCTGGCAAAAACGATGGAAGCCGGGCATCCCTACATGAACAAGAACGGAACACCGATAGCCCACAAGAAACATTTGTTCCCAACTCCGACAGCAAGGGATCACAAAGGCCAATCGGGGAAGGGAAGACAAGAGCGAAAAGGACATCCAGCCGACACATTGCCAAATGCGGTAATGATGTACCCAACTCCAACAGCGAGCGACCACAAAGGTTCCGGGAAAAACGACACTCAATGGGGGAGACTGGATTACGCAATAGAGAAACCAGAAGGAAAAAGAATGTGTGGGCATCTGAATCCTTTATTTGTGACTTGGTTGATGGGCTACCCTCTGAACTGGCTGATAGAGTACGAAGAAAACTCGATGATAACGGAATCGCTTACAGAGATAGAGAAGTGCCTAAACTTGGCACCGGGATTTCTGACAGAGTTGCAAAACTAAAGGCTTTAGGAAATTCAATCGTTCCTCAAATAGCAACCTTACTTGGTGATACAATAATCCGACATGAATCTGAGAGAAACAGCTAAACACCAGGATTGCACCTTTAACATTCCTAATTGTTGCAACTACAATAGGGAGACAACTGTTCTGTGTCATTTGCCTGATGATTCTGGTACAGGCAAAATGGGCGGTAAAACTTCAGACTCAATATCAGCAGCTTTTGGTTGTTCAGATTGCCACGATGTTATTGACAGAAGAAGTGACAAAGAATTATCAGATGCAGACAGAGAATTTTACATGAGAAGAGCTATGCTTAGAACTTGGAGAACTTGGATCGACATGGGAGTAATTAAAATTGAGAAAAAGAGTCGATGATAATCAAAAGAAAATTGTTTTTGCCTTACGAGAATCAGGTGTGTCTGTTCAGCATCTTCACGAAGTTGGAAATGGCTGTCCAGACTTATTATGCGGATATGAGGGAGTAAATTATCTCATTGAAGTCAAGGATGGTAAAAAATATAAATCCCAACAGCAATTAACTGACGATCAAAAGAAGTGGCATTATAACTGGGAAGGTCAGGTCGAAGTAATATCAAGCGTTGAGGAAGCGTTGCAATTTGTCAGCGATATTATTAATGGATAGAGCAAGCCATGACAAAAAGCTAGAGCAACGAGAAAACATAGTTTCCCGGCTAGAGTCATGGGGAGCGTACTATCGTCAGAATAGGCACGTTGGTCCACAGGTTAAGACATCGACTAATTTGTACGGATTAGTCACAGAAGCCAGACGAGCCAAGCGTGTATCTGGCGAGAATTATGGAGTAATTTCCAAGAATAAAGCCTATGCCTCATTAATCCCTTCAACAGCCCACCAAAGCAATTTTAGCGAGGAATTAGAGACTGACAAGGCTATTGATGCCTTACCGCCTGATGAATCGCTTATAATCGCTCATATCTACGCACACCGCCTATCCCAAGCCGATATAGCCCATAAGATGAAAATGTCGCCACAATGGGTAAATAATCAACTCAATCAGGCACTTAGATTCCTCTCTGGTTATTTTCACCAAAAGTAGAAAATAACAACAAAATGTGTTTACTTATAGGCAAATACTGCCTATAATCTCTCTGTGTTTGAAATTAACCAACTTCAACAAG